CGAAAAGCATAAAAATAGAAAAAGCCCCCTAAGCGGTCATGCTCAGGAGGCATATCACTTTGTCGCTGAACTTATGCCTAAAAGTTACAGCCCAATATAATAATACTTGATGGGGAAGGCAGGAGTCGAACCTGCACGCCGGGTTTTATTTCCGGCAACCCCTCTAGGAGGTCGTGTCTTCCCATATAGCTTGCGCTATTATGCTCCGCCACTTCCCCATTGTTACATCTTACACGAAATCGTTCTTTATGTCAATCAGAACACCGACTATAATCCTTTCGACTCGTCTTCTGAACCTCAGTTAACCCACCTTCGTTGAAGTGTAAATTGTACACTCCCGTGAACCCTTCATCGCAATCATCTTTTATATCCTGCAACACTTGCTTTATCTTTCGCTTAGTGTTGTCAGTTACCATAATCTAGCCTCTCCATAAGCTCTCGATCTATGCCGGGCACTTCGTCGCCTATACCCATTCGCTTTTTGTATATCTCGTAGGGATAATTTTCAACAAGCGGCTCCTGTTCAAGCCCAAAGGATTTAAGGCTATCTTCAACCACTTCCTCGGTATATCTTATCATATCTTCGTATCTCACCTGCATATACTGGTCGGGATATTTAAGTCCAAACTCGAAACCCTTGCGTACAAGATGGTTCCAGAACTCGGCAGATTCTCCCTCATTTTCAGGGCCGAATGGTCGATCCAGCACCGACTCAGTAAAATCGTAAGGATGACGGACACAGTTGATAACCTTGATGTCTGAAAATAGCTCTCGTAAGTGAGGCAACATCCCCAGATACATCGGCACTTTATTTACCCAATGTCGCTTGCCGTCAATAGCCTTGTGCTGGTCGAATAGGTCTGTAATCGCTTCGACCATACTTTCCTCAATATCGCCACCACTCATCATTTCCTCGTGCATCATGCGTGCTCGTTCCATTGCCGCCTCTTGGTCAAATAGAATATGATGAGGTCCGTGAACGTAACGCTCGTAATCCTTTTTATTGTGAGGATGTTGTGGTAGCTCGTCGCTCCATTCTTCCATAAACTCGACCAACTCGTCAGCATGGTGCGGCTGTGTATCGAATAACATATGAATCCACTCGCCAACGAAGTCAGTCTCGTAAATCGGACTTAACTCGCTGTGAGTTCCCAACAAGTCAACGAGTAGTGTCGTACCAGAACAGGGCAAACCTGATATTATTCTATGCATCCGGTTCCTCCCAGCTTAGTTTTGCGAATATGTCCTTTGCCGAACCTTCACGATTTTCAAATTCAATTAAATAATCTTCGTCTTTTGCAAGCGGCATCCCGTGCGCATATATCGACCCACCAATTTCCTGGTTGCCGCGAGCATTTCCGGCAACGTAGTCCTGCCAGACTGTTGAACCCGTTGAAGATATATCACTATCAGTATTGTAGATTTGACAGACAACAGACGAGGTCTTTGTAGAGCGTCTATTCCAATTGATATTTGATAATGTCGTGCCGCCAGCACCATAGCTGTTGCCCTCGAATATCCTTGAGCCACCTTCAGCTTCACTAGTTACTACCATATCGAGATCAATCTCACGATCTGCGGGTGTTTGCATCCTCACGAACACTTTATTATTCGCTGTTACGTTCTCCCACAATTTGAATGTAAGAAAACCTTCACCATCAATTATCCTACGTTCCATTCTGGTCACGAAGGGTTTATTGCCCGGTTGTTTCGCTGGAGTAGTCATTTTAAATCGCCTCTTCAATTTGCTCTCTGTAATAGAGCCGTTTTAGGTCGTCATTACTTTGCACAAGTTCGCGTTGCTTCGCTTGCCATTCCGACACCTTCGATTGAGCGTACTGTTCTGTCTCGTCATCCATTGCGGCAACTTTCCTACGCTTCCATTTGCGTATTCCACGCTCATTATAGCGTTGCTCCTGTCTCAACTCGTAGCCAGCGGCATCTTCGGTAGCGGTTGGTGCTTCCGTCAAACCGTCAATGTATGCTCCGAGTGAGTGACGGCAATTCGCATGAAAAAGCCCTTGCGCCCTTGCATCCGATACACTTGGGTAACTTGGATGATATTCCTGTATCGACAAAACACGTCCTTCCCAGGGTCGGCATAGCGGACATTCTTCTGCGTGATCTGATACGATAACGAGGTTATGATCGTTACGTTGCAATCTATTTAAGTGTCCGTTGATAGCTGACCGTCCTGTTGACGTTCTTACCGCCATTTCGCTGTAGCTTGCAAGGTTCCAGCTTCGTCCTGCATCGTCAACAAATCCAGTTACACCACGATTTGCGAATTTATCTAGCACTTTCTGACTTGCTTCCCGCCTCGTAGCCGTTCCGGTCAACACTGACGTTTGAGCTTCACTCACCGCCTGCCTGTAAACGTCATCCGCTTGCCTGAGTATCCTTATATGAGTAGATTGAAGATTACCGACCGTCTCTTGAGCCGCCGCTCGTATCGCATCGTTGTCAATAGCACCAAAGCTGGCGTCAACGTCGCCTATGTCAGCCCCACGTCTATCAAGTCTCCGTAAGTCTGCCACCGCCGCATCGGAACCGTTCCTGTAAGCGTCATCAATTGCGCTTCTCACCTTATTGTCAACGTCGAGTTCGTCGAGTACCTCAGATTGAATATCGCCCCTGATTGAGCGTAATTGCCTCAACTTTAACTCCGCCCAGTCCTCTCGATATGTGCCAGTTCCCAATTCGTCGGCAAGCATCTTGATAGTATCACGTTCGGCTTGAGCGTATATCCGGCGAATCTCTGTTGCGTAACGCTCACCATCGTAGGGGGATGTTGGCATTGTTATTACCGCTTTCGATCCACAAAGGAATATATCATAAAATCTTCCTCAAATCTATCTTCTATCTCCCTAACTTTATTTTGAACCTCATCTTCTATTTTTAGCCATTCTTTCACAAACTTATTAAGCTCATCCTCTGATAAATTTTCTTCATCCGGGAAATCAACTTCAGCTTTGAATTTCAGTTTTGGATAGTCTGTCTCTGCACCCTCCACTATAAACCTAGGATTTTCTATATCTTCCATTTCCTCAAATTCGGGCAAAAGGTGCTTATTGGCTAAGGCCAACAAAATCTTTTCAGTATTATACATTATTATCTCGCATTCTCGTGGACCTCGACATATTCGCCATCAATCCCGAGGAAGTCGAATATCTTCTGCTGCCCTTCCTTTGAATTAAGCACGTCAATGTCGAATATTTTCACAAAGTCAGTTACATCTTCGAGCCATTCGCAGGTCTCGTAATAATCTTCCCAATATTGCCCGATAGCTTCACGTTTACTCAACTCGTCAGGATAGGTCGGGAAGGCGTGATCGTATTCGGGCCAGTCGCCACCTTTCTCCTGCCAGCGGTTGCCCTGTCCTGTCCACTCGTCGAATGATTCTATGGTCTCGTCCTTGTCTCGTTTGAGGACGATTACTTTGAGATAATAGGCCCAATATTCTTCACTGTTTATGTATTCTAGATGACTCTTATCTGATCCACGAGCAATCGCCTCGATGTAAGGTAAATACCAACTGGCAACGTCACCTTTGATTTTTTCCTCTTCTCGAAAGTAACCTTTATCCAATAAATTTTCTCGTTCCCACTCATCCAACCGATCCTCCCAAAGTTGCCAGTGAAGCTGGTTTAAATCCCAATGCAGGGGTTCGCCATATTCGTGAGTCACTTTAGCGTTATCCTGCTCGTCCAACAACTTGGCTAAACTTTTCGTGCCGGATCGTCCAGATCCCATTCCGATTACTATCATTCATTCCTCCTTTCCCATCTCGTTTCGCAAACTGCACGTCTCTGCTCCGGTTCAAATTCCTTGACCATCTGACGGTTGCTCATACATCGTTCGATCCAGTCGTCTTTGCTCTCGTCTGACTTAGGCTTCGGAAGTGGCATCCCTACTACCTTCCTCCACGACCTGCTGCTTGGCAAAGTTCTCTGTCCTGATTAAAAGATCGTTCGCTCCCCTGGTATTCATGGTAACGTAATGAGAGCAAATATGGTTAAAGTCCACCCAAGGTCGATATTCTTCGTGCCCTTCGTCAACGAGATCGAGAACGTGTTCACCAAAGACGAAATCCTCGCCCGTGGTCGAGTCCTTATACTCACCATGCATACGCTCTTCGTAAGCCCCAGCTCCGACCGCTTCCATTAACTCTCTCGTTCGTATCGTAGCCGCCAAAGTGACGACATCGACTTGAGTAAGTCCCTCGCCCTGCGCTATAACATATCCGCCCGGCCCTTCCTTGTACTCGAAAGCACTAGGTGCTAGCATAGCACCCTTTTGTGTCATCTTGCTCATCTGGACTGTTAAGCCAACAATGTGTCGCTCGACCTCTTCGTCGGTGACGTATTTTAGCAAGAGCGGAAGGGCGTTCGGTGGAGGAACGACATCTGAATCTAGCGTGAACAGATAATCATACTTTGAGTTGATAAATGCCTTGTGAATATTGTTTCTAGCCTTTGAGGGTGGAACGTGATCGCAAGGGAAATACAGGTTGATATTCCACCGCTCCTGGGTATAAGCCATCGCAAGCCAGCGTCCGATTATGAGAGTGTTGAATGTAGCTATTTCGCCTAGATTTGGTATTGCTAGAAACACATTCGGCACTTCATCTTTCGGGTTTGGTGCGACCTCCAACGCCATTGGATCCTGCCTGAAATTTTCGCCTTGATTTACTTTTTCAGATTTAGTCTCTATGCTCATTGTCCTCCCTATTCAATCAACTTGATCCATTCATCGTCACTTTTTTCTACCCATAACTCATTATCAACGTAAGTAGCCCTTCTTTCCTCAATCACTTTCCCGTTGATGGTCAACCTGTCCTCTTCGACGCCAAAAGTTATATTCGTTATATCGGCTAAATCTAAACCAGACACTAAAAGTTCTTCGTCAATATCTTTATTCGCCACTACTTTCGCCCCGTCAAGTTCGTCGGGTAATAAGTTATGTGGTGTAATGGGAAATCTTTCATTATCCTCTTTGTCTAATATGCACCATTTTGACTCCGCTGGATCATCGTAATTTTTTCTTATTTCGTACATAAAACCTCCTCAGTCCGCTTCATATTCTCGCTTATATTTTCCATTATGCCTTCGTCGAAACCTTTCACGTTTATCGGGATTGTCGAGCTTTGCCATTACACTCGATTATCAGGAGCATTGACCTTCACACCCTTCTCACCTTGAATCCGATCTATTTCCTCACGTATTTGGTCCTCTTCCCAATCGGGATGTTGCATCCGAACTTTGACCTCGTCACTGATAGCTCCCGCCATGTCCAGAGCCTTGATAGCGTCAGCGGTCGATTTCATGTCGACCTCGGTCATGTCATCAAATTCTACCGCTACGTCATATTCGGCAGAACCGTTAAAGTGTTCCGCGTCTATCTTCATTAATAATTTTAATGCTTTCTCGATTGCCCGCTTATGATAATTTTGTTTCTTCTCTCTCGTTCGCTCTGACTTTTCTTTTCGTAGCTTTAAAGCCGTGCCTGTATCCGCTCGATCCTCAATATTAAGCCCGAAAGTCTGTGGGGCGTATCCGGCGGCAGTCACTATCCTGTCAAATAACTCTATAGCGGTCTCCTGGTACTTTTGTGAGCGTATCTCGAACTGTATGGGGTTGATCCCCGAACCGTCACCCGGAACCTCTGAGATTGGACTGAAGACGTCTTGATCCATGTCGAACATCCATTCTCCTTGAGCGTTTTTCAAATACTCCTCACTTGCGATTATCCGACCTCTTGCAATCTCAATTTCATGCATCCAATCCGAATAAACTTGATCGAGTGAGTCCATCAAATCTTCTACGCCTTGATAGTCTGACTGACCTAAGTTGCTCGTCCGCCAAAGTCGATTAGGTAACTTATTCGGGAGATATGTACAAAGTATCTCTTCAACGCCAGTTTGGATTTCTTCTTCTAGATCTTCGGTCTCTGGTAAACGTGCAAGTTCAATATCTTGCCCAAGCTCATTATCTCTACCAAGATATAGCTCGTTTCTGATTACGCCCGGCTCGTGGATTTCCAGATGTCGATAAACATCTCTGCGGTCTTTCTTAACGACCTTGTGAAATATAACTTTCTGTAAGAAGCCCCATTTCCAATACGGAATAGCATGATCGGGATGAGCGACTGACAATACGGGAAAGTCTTTAAACTCTGTCTTCCAGTTGACCTTGAGAAATGAGCCACCGAGACTAGCTGCCACCTCCGACGCTTCGACCAATCTTGAATACATATCTGTCTTCTTGACGATCTCGTTTAACCGATCCTGTTCTTCGATAGCTCCCGATTCAGCTTCATCTTGATGTGCTTCGGGAATCTGAAAATCAGGATGTGCCCCCAACACAAGATCAGCACTTACACCGGCAATATCACCAGCCACCGGAACGTGAACCATCGTCTTACTCTGATTAGGTTTAAGATTCTGCCCCCAGAAGTCGCCAGCACCATCTGTAGGATCGCCTTTGATCGAATAGTGTTGCATTAACTTATTGCGTGATCCCGAATACCAGGATGAGTGCTCGGAAAACTTGCGATATTTTGCCTGCCATTTCTCTGGAGGCCAAGGTTGTTTATTAGCCATCGTTTATCCCCTCATAACCAAATTATAATATTTCTTCCCGAACGAATTTATCACATAGCGCAGTGAGTCAAGCGAATGGTCGTCAGATTTTATTGGTTTGTCCTCCCCTCGTTCCTCAGCTTTCTCATCCCACGAATAGGCGTGAAATTCGTCTATCGTATTCTCACAAGATTTGTGTATCTTTAGCTTATCTGCTCCAATCAGTGTCGATACCTTGCGTATCCCGTCAAGTACCGAGTTGTCAGCCGGAGCCAGCCTACTCGTCCCGTCTCTGTTCAGTTGCTCGATAAATGACTTTGCTGAAGGGTCGATAAATACCCATTCGGCCACGAAGTTTTTAAACCGATCTTGTTGTCTCGCTATAAACGCCTGCAACGCTTGTGAGTATTCGGCATCAGTCTTCGACCTTCCGCTTTCGTCGCCTGAATGTCGCCACTCGTCAATGAGGTATAGCTCGTTATCCTTGCTCAAGCCAAGCAAGTTAAAGTGTGTAGGGTTGACCGTGCCGTAGTCGATACCGATCCAGAACTTTTTAAACTTGTCTGGCAACTCGCCGACAACGTGATCGTCCTCGCTAAAGTTGTCATA